TGGTTCTTGCTTTAAAGAATGTTAAATACTGCCACCCCCCTTTTGAGTTTATAAATGTGCATTTAATCGGAGTGTAAAGGCAATCATCGCCATTTAAGAAGTAAATAAAAGGTTGTGCAGGGAATGATGGGCCAGTTCCTAATATAACTTGTACGCTGTTTCCGTTTTCTTGACCTGCCACATCAGTTCGATAAGGTACTTTCATCATAAAAATACCTTGAATTTCATCTATTACATTTATTGCTTTTACGTTTTCAATAATAGCACCTGCTAAATTTCTATATCTGTACACTAAATCATATCCAAGAGTATAATCATAATCTACTAAAATGTTAAAATATTGCTCATTATCTGAACGGTAAATATTTACATCCGGATTGGTTAATAAAACAACATCTGATTCAATAGATTGATTATAGCCACCTTGATAATTATTATATCCATTTACTGCGACAAGTTGTTCAAAAGTTAATTCAGTCCATTCATCGTTTAAATTAACTTTAAAATATGTTGTAACTTCAACCTTGCGCCACATATTAGCATCTTCATCCGTTGGAGTAATTGCGCTCGGTGCGATGTTTTCAATTTCATCTTTTATGTATGGTGAAATATTAAACCAACACGCTCGATTAACTGTGTCAGGTATTTGCTTTTCTAGTGTTACGGTTTTAATTGGTAGCACTCCAGCAGGGTCAATTATATCAACAACGCATTTTGTATAAACCTGCGTAGGTTCGCTAACTCCAATTTTATAAGGACTTCTTACAAATATTACTTTCATTTTATTTCTTTTAATGTGAACTTTAAAAACGTTTCTAAATCCAATCCGTATTTCTCAACTATATTTTCATCAAAACTTTGGTAACTCGTTTCAAACGCCTCTCTAAAAAACTTTGTTTCGGGTGTACCCTTTAAGTATATACTTCGGCTTATCATCGATACCATTTCTTTTCGTGTAGTAAATCGCCCATCTGCGCCCCTAGTTCCTGCCAATCCTTTGCGTACTACCCAACTATCAATCGCACGTCTTAAACCGCCTTTTGGTCCAGTTCCACTCCCATACTTGTAAGGCGAGTTTGGTGCTTTTGCGCTTGATATTTTACCCTTAACTCCGTAGTCTAAAAACTTCCAATAATCCTCTGCAAAGAAATCAAAAGCAATACTCCTCGGCATCTCTTTTGTTTCAAATCTCAAAGAGTCGGTCAACTTGTTACTTGTATTGTGAGTACCGTATTTGCCTCCTTTCTTTAAGTTAGACTTTGCCCGATCAATAACAAGTTGCCCAAACTCATTTAAAGCCTGCTGTACGTTATCAATCTTCACAACAAACACTCATTGCGTTATTAGGAATAGAAAGTGTTAAATTTACTTTCCATCCATCTAACATATTTGTAAATTCTAAAAGCAAAGGAGATAAATCCGAGATCGCTTCAATTTCTATATCGTACTCGTTTCGCTCCAACTGCATTTTTGTTAAGGCATAATTTATTATGGCGTGGCACGTGTTTAAATTGTCGATCTCATTATCGTTGCCCAGAAACTTATTATTTGATTTTACCTTGCTTACATTGCGAATATCGAGCACCGCAATCTCAAAAGTGAAAGTATTATTTTGTCCTGGAGCGGATGCATTAATTATATTGATATGCGCTAAAGGAAATATGTTTTTCTTTACGTTATCGATTATATCAGTTCCCTGAGTTATCGTATTGATAAAAGGAGCATCTTTTATGCTATCTCGGATGAAGTTTAAACAAGTGTAGTATTGGTTCATTTCTGTTGTGTTTGTTTTATTCTACGTGCTTCCTCTTTGCTCTCGTCGATTAGGTAAGATAATAACGTGAGTGATTCGTGAAGAGGCTCTTTTCCAACGTCTGAAATTCGTATTTTAAGTTCTCGGCTAATTGTAATAAAGGATTGATACCATCCCCATCGCTCGGTAAAGCTGCCTCCAAATTCAACTTCTCCCTCTGTGCCATCTTCGGAATAGAGCAAAGGGTGTGATTCAATAATTCGCTGAATAAAGTCCAAAAAAAAACCATTGCACCTCTTACAATATTCATCGGTGTATCATTAAAATTTAACGCAAGAGATTCATCCCCGGTAAACTCTTCAATCTCATAAAACTCGCCCGCCTTTCTTTTGATTGGTCGGTACATTACTGAAAGCATCAACTCGGTCAATTCATCTTTACCCATACAAGTATCGATCGTTGCGTGTTCCCCTAGTGAGATTCGTTCCATATTAGGAATAAATCCGTAGTGTACGCCATTCATTTTGAAAGTCTTGGTAAGTGATGGTGATTGGTCGAGTGTTTGCGCTATTGTCTTTACTATATCGGCAAACTCAATCGCTGGAAGTTTCATTACATCCGCAACTTCTATGTTGCAGAATATAGCAACCATTTGAATGCAGATATACGTTTCATCGTCTGCATTGTCGGCTACAACCTTTTGATAACGCTTGTATTGTGATAGCGTTATTTCACTTAAATTTGTTGGTATTATCAGTCTCATATATTAATAAGACTGAAAAAAGTCGTTTTGTTTATGTAATAATGACTTTTCGTGTAGGTTTGATTGCAAGTTGCATCATTGCAAAGTATCGAAGCGCATCAATAGCGTGGTTCATTGTGTCGATTGGCTTGTTTAATTTCTTGCCAGTCTTATCAGTATCCCAACTATACGCTCGGAGTTCTTTGATTAGGTTCACGCTTGACTTTGTGATTAACATTTGTCTTTGTTGAAGTACTGAAATACCAAAATTAATCGAATCAGCACCCTTTACAACCGCTTTAATATTATATCCTGCTCGCCTTATTTCCTCTATTGACTTTGGCTCGGCACTATCTGCCCAAATCGGCAGGCGTTTATCGTGGCTCATTAAGTTGATGATATCGGAGTTCAAAAGTGAGGTGCTATAAATTACCTCATTACAAATTATTTTACCATCGTATTCGTGAACTTCAACAAGTGCGCTCGGATCGTTGCTGTATCCAAAATCTAATCCGTAACCGATTAACTTTGCTTCGGTAGGTATTGTATCGATTAACTCGTAATTTTCAAATATAACGCCCTCCAGCGTTCCGAGTTGCCCTAATCCGTAAACCTTATACCAATTATCCCAATAGGATGAAGTGAGTGCCTTTTCTTTTGCTTTGTTTATGAAGTTCAAAGCGGATTCAGGACACGCCTCATTATCCAAATAGTTAACGATTATAAAATCTACATCGCTATCATTTTGCAGTTCGGTGTGAAACCAAAATTCATTGGTCGGATTCCAATCTAAATAAACTCCTAATTTTGTTCGTGATGCGAGTTCGGTGTATGCGTGAAATACCATATTGTTGGCTTCATTCATATAAAGATAATCACGTCTTGCACCTCTCAACTTTGCATCGTTATCGGCAGAAAAAAACTCTATTTGCGATCCGTTGGCAAACGTATATTTAAAGTCAGTTGCGTTCCATCGATTGTCAAACCATCGCCCCGTTTCTTTCATTATCTTTTTAAAATCTTTCATCGCACCACGTTTGAGATGCGGGATTGATTCAGCGACTACACTAATTTCGGTTAACTCTGTTTTGGTTGCGAGGTTAATTAAAATAGGAAGCACTCCAAAGGTTTTCCCCGCTGAAGTGCCTCCTTGTATTCCTTTGACAAATTTTGTCAAATTAAGTATTTTATTTATTACTGTGGTTCGAATAAACATCAATCCGGAAATAGTGGTTGCTCTGCAATTATAGTGTTTTGAACTTGCTCGGTCAACCCGTTTAATCTTTGAGTTATGCTCGGATTATAAACTCCAGCCATCCCGCCCTCGATTTGATCTTTACGTGTGTGTTTTTTAATATATGAACAGATAGGTGCATAATCATCGTATCTGTTATCTTTATTCTTTAAATAATCTCCCAAATCTTCAATAATATCATTATCTGCTAACCAACATTCAAAACCCTCAATAGTAAGAGGTCGTTCCTTTTCTTTGTACACTTCTAAAGCATCTTTTCCTACCCAATCTTTAACTATAAAAGGATTGTTTTTAGTTTCCTTTTGATAGGATAGGAAGTAGTCTTTTAGCTTTTCGGGTGTTTCTATGTATTTAGTTCTCCCCATCGTTAAATAATTTATTCAAATCTTTAACCATTATCGCCATTATCTTTTCGCTTTTGGTGTTGGTGTTATCTAAGCCGAAGTATTTTAAGTACAATGCTGGGATGTTAGGATTATCACTATTAAACGCTTCGCAGTCCTTACAATCGATTTTGCAAATAGGCTTTTTGTGAGTCCATTTGTCCATCGTGAATTGTCTGTCCTCACATTTAGCACATTGCTTAATTCCGACTGCCTCTGTAATCTCTTTTACTATTGTTCCGAGTTTTGGTTTTTTACTTGCCATATCAATTTTTCTTTTACCATTTTATTAATTCTGTGAACTGTTTGGATGTGAATACCTGTTTGCCTTGAAAATGGTCTTTGCCCCTCTAATGTTGAGCAAACAAACATTGTTTTCTCGTACCACGTTAACCGCTTTGCAAGTTCATCAAACTCCGGCAGCGTGATATATTCATCTTCAATAATCTCAAACCTTGTAAAGTCATCGATTAGTATTTCTTTTGTTTTAAGGCTATCATAAAACAGATTTCTTAAAACGGTGTAAATATACGAATT